GGGGTATCCATAATCTTTGGTGAAGATGTTTTGCACTGCTGGACAATTGATTGCGTTCTCAAATCCAGATGCAATGATCAGTGTTTCTAATTCAAAGAGATGTTTGGGTTCTAACCGATATCTCTTACATAATGACGTGAATGGGATATCATCACTCTTCCCAGTGAGTTTCACATCATACTCGTTAGGAACCCAATTGGTGGTGTTCTTGACAATCTTCGTTCTCATTGCCTCGGTAATAATATGATTGCCATAATGCACAAAAGATTTCACTACGTCAGACGTAAACGCCGCAGCTCTATCTTCGAGGGTATACTTTCCTTGGCCTGCCACTACTGGCAAATCGCCTTTACTCATACCAAAACCCCTCATCATAACTCCCAAGTTTACAAACACACAAAGTTTTCCGTTAACATAAGTGGGGGAATTCTTCAAAAACTGAAGATCCTCCACAACCTCACACTTGTCGACTCTTACAATAAATCCCACTTCCTCGCATGCCTTAACAACGACGTCGGGCATGTCTTCAACCAGCCTATCCTCGATTGCTACGAGCGATTCAGCTATTGAGATAAAATTGCATACATTCGCACAAGTGTCGACACTAGTGGTGCCGCCATGCCCAGAGTACAACGTCATGTACCTGGGTTTCAAAACGAAAAACTCCGGACATCCTTTCTTCTTGTCCCACACGTTCCTAACCTTACACTCAGCACTACACTGAGCAAACACTTTCTCAACCGCCTCTCTAGGTAAGCCACCACCTAGCATGCCTCTCCTCAACATATTGAAAATTGGATCAAAGATGCTTCCGTCGCAAGCGGAAATATCTAAGTTGGCCCAGTAGATGCCATCACTGCATCGAATGCCGATCATGGCATCATCACTAAAGCAAACTAATGTCATATCCTCAGTTTCTAATATATCCCTAAAGGCTTTTACAAGAGCATCATGCTCAGGCTTCTTAACGAAGTAACATTTCATCCTGCCTATGTAGAACGGCTCTGTTAATGCATCTTTTACAGAGTCGAACATAAACCCGCCTAACATAGCGCCCGCTGGTCCCAAATCTCCAATCGCGCGTAAGTACTTCCCAGGCGCAAGCAACTCCCATCCCTTCATTTTGTAGTTGACTCTTCCGTCCCTAAAGGTCAG